GTCGTGACTCTTTTTTAACGAAGCGTTTGCTTCGTTAAAAAAGATGTCCTACGATATAACTGGTGATAAGCTCTGCAATAACGAAGCTCTTCGAGCTTCGTTATTTCTGAGCATCACCGGTAGCCATTAACGTCGTGACTTTCTTTTAACGAAGCCGCTGCTACGGTAAAAGAAATGTCCAACGACTAACTTGGTGATAGACTTTAATTTAAGGAAGGCCTTTCGGCCTTCCTTAAATTAAAGTATCACTGATACAAATATCTTATATTGTTAGAAGACAGATGGCAAACAACTCTGGTGGGAATAGCCCGTATAAGAATGTTATAATGTATGCCCTTTTATTTGTAGGGGTTATGGCCCTGTATTATCTCTACGGGTTCCTCTTCGGCACGAGCAATATATTAACAGTTCAACTGCTCAATACGCGCACTGATGCTACAACGGTTGATTCCAGCAAGATTCCTTCTATTCCTAAACCTCTCGAGGGTGGCGAATATACCGTGAATACATGGCTCTACATTTCAAGCTTCCGGAACGCTGGAGGAGCTGCGGCGATGGCTAAGAAGTATGTGTTTGAACTCAAGGGAGACAACTTCGATACCCTCTTAATCGCTCTTGGTGCAAATGTAAATAAGCTCATTGTACGCGTAAACACGAAGGATCAGGCGGCTGGTGCCACGGGAAATACGGCTGCTGATATTTCTCTAAAGCCGGTCGATATCACGCCGCTGATGAACGCGGTAACGGAGCCCGACACGCAGATTTGCGACGTTGGCGAGATTGACCTCCAACGCTGGATCCTTGTATCAGTTGTTCTCAATGGAAAGACAGTTGATACGTACCTCGATGGCAAGCTTGCGCGTTCGTGCACTTTACCGCACGTGTTCAGAGTTGATACATCCACTGTAAAGGCTGTTATCTGCGCTAACAATGGCTTCGACGGTTATCTGAACTCAACGAGTGTTTCTAACTATGCCCTCAACCCGGATGAAATCTATCGTATGTATTCAACGGGTCCTTCTGGTGGCACGTGGAATCCGCTTTCATTTATAACAAATATCTTTACCCCGAGCACATCGCCGTAAATATAGACTACCGGTGATGCTCTATTCTAACGAAGCTCTCTGAGCTTCCTTATTTTTAAGTCTCATCGGTAAAACAGATTTTAGAAACTAACAGATAGATAGAATGGAGGCAATCTCTAGTAATACAGAAGTCGTAACCGGCCTCACACAAGTAGTCATATTATGGATAGTTCTGTTGGTTGGAAACTCGCTTGCCACCTTCAATAAGGATATTACGCGCAAGTTTAAGACTCTCATACCTTACACGGCCGACGCATTAGATGGTACGATTGTAATCCACCAAGATATTAATGCATATCCCACAACTGCAATCCCTGTTGGATTCTCTGTAAATGAACCTACGGGCATCGAGTTTGCATATTCATTTTATATCTATATTGCGCCTTCTACTATTGATAACCAGCCTGGACTCAAACACATTATGCATAAGGGGAATCCTAACCCTTGGCCGTTAATGGGTCCGGGTGTTTTTTTTGAATCAACCACAAATACTCTCCGTGTGTTTATGAACACATATGCATCTCCGTATACTTATTGCAATGTGACTAACTTCCCGGTCAATAAGTGGGCGCATGTAGTTCTTAACTGCTATAAAAAGGGGCTTGATGTATATATTAACGGCTCACTAGGCAGCCGTATCCCTTTTATTAATACAATCCCTTACCAAAACTACCAGGATATTATTGTGTTTTCAAACTCAAGTGTAAGCTCAACAGCGCAGGCGGTCACGTCCACGGGTGGCGATTTTAATGTAACAGGGCCGATTACTGGAAAGATAAGTACTCTGAAGTATGCCAGTTACGCGCTGTCGGTCAGTGAAATCCAAGCTCTCTTGACAAAGGGGCCGTCGAGCCAACTTGCCCCTACGGCAGCGGTTGCGGCGAGCCGTGGCCCGAACATTCCTCCTTATCTGGCGGATGACTGGTGGGCGAACCAACGCTAAGGTTGCAACCGACTAAGGTTGCAACCGACTAAGGGCACCGACTATCTGTTTAAAAGAAGTCTCAAAGAGTTTTCTTTTAATCATACCGTCGTCACTCTTTTTTAACGAACCATTTGCTTCGTTAAAAAAGATATCCATGTGGTGACACGATATAACTGGTGATAGGCTCTGCAATAACGAAGCTCTTCGAGCTTTGTTAGAATAAAGCATCACCGGTAGTTGGTCTGTGCCCGGGCCTAAGGTAATCCCTTATCAACAGATAGGATTCAGGTCAAACATGCCCGGTGGAGGACTATTAACGCTCGTTGCCTATGGCGCACAAAATGTATTGTTAAGCGGTAATCCGCAAATGACCTATTTTTACAAAGCATTCAAGCGCTATTCTCACTTTTCAATGGAGAATATCAGTGTTCCCCTCGAAGGACCGAATGAACTTGCGTATGATCAACCAGTTCGTATTCGTGCTAAGATTCCCCGCTACGCAGAACTTCTCTCAGACATGTATTTTAGTTTCCGCATTCCGGATATTTATAGCAAGTTTGTCACGCCGGTCCCTGGCGGTCGCACGTCGCAGTTTGAGTTTCAGTGGGTCAAATATCTCGGCGCCGCCATCATTCAGAATGCAGCCTTTTTCGTAGGCGGGCAAAAGATACAGGAGTTCACCGGTCAGTATCTGATGTCAAAAACATACATTGATATGGACACTGACCAGTTAGTAAAGTGGAATCATCTTGTTGGAAATATCGATGATATAAAGGATCCGAAAGAGGGAACATTTGCGGGAGGCACGAATAATATGGGATATCCCACCGTGATTAAGGATTCCACGAGGGCCGCCACTGCGCAAGTCAATCGTCCGTCCATCTTTGGCCGCGACATCCACATTCCCTTAACATTCTGGTTTACAGATTCTCCCGCAAATGCGCTGCCGTTGATTGGCCTGCAGTATCACGACTGTGAAGTTCAGTTAACACTTGCCCCCATTTCCCAGCTGTATACTGTTCTAGATGCCTCCGGATATCGTGTACATCCCGAGTTTGTTATGCGCGCCCCCTATAAAAATATTCAAGCCAATCTTCCCGACTATGCATCTGCCCCCGACATGAGTGGCGAGATTCGCCAGTTTTTCACAGATTTTGGCTACACTGTACCACCTCTTAATGGATGGTTTCTGAATGCTCGACTTCAATGTACATATATCTATTTACCGAAGGAAGAACAGCAGATATTCGCATCACGGCCCCTATCCTATCTTATATCACAAACAACTACATATCCATTTAATGGTATATTTAATCGACAGCTACTAGATCTGGAAACACACAATCCCATTACGCGGCTTATTATTGTTCCACAGCGTTCTGATACTCTCCAGCGAAATGATTTCGGTAACTTTACGAACTGGGCGTCATACCCTCTTCCTCCCTTTTTACCGCCCCCTGGACTCACGCCAGCGCAGAACTATCTTAATACGGGATATTCATCAGGTCTTCTTATCCCGAATGCTCAGATGAATACAATCCGTGCAATCCGTGTTCTCTGCGACGGCAATGAGATTCAAGAACAGAAACCCATTGATTTTTTCACAGGGATTTCACTCTATAAATATGCAACGGGTATGGGACTAGATGGTCTTCCGATTTACACATTTGAGCTCGCGAGCCCTGGAACGCAACCCTCTGGTTCTATTAATGCAAGCCGAATCCGTGTATTCCAGGTTGAGCTGGATATATATCCTCTACCGGCAGGGACCACATATACCTATGACGTGAATATCTATGTAGAGAGCATAAACTGGTTCGAAGTCGTATCAGGTATGGGCGGATTGAAGTATGCGCTATAATCAGAATGGACTACACGATAGTGATTCCATCTTATAAAAGACAACAAATCTTGCAGGAAAAAACGCTCACTACTCTCCGCAAATACAAAATCCCGAAGGAAAAGATTTACGTGTTTGTTGCCAACAAAGAGGAACACGACGTCTATAAAGCGGCCTTAGATCCGAGTACGTACGGGCATCTTGTTATCGGTGTACCAGGTCTAGCCGCGGTGAGAAACTTCATCTCGAGTTACTTTCCGAAAGGCAAACATCTCGTGAGCTGCGATGATGACATACGAGGATTTATCGAGTTTGATAAAACAAAGAAGCGGCATGAACGAGAGCTGGTCGATTTTAAGGGTGTTATTGAGCGGGGTTTTAAAGAATGTAAAGCAAAGGGAGCAAATCTCTGGGGTTTATATCCGAGTGCAAATGGATATTTTATGAAAGACACAGTAAGTTATGATTTGAAATTCATCATTGGCAACTGTTTTGGATATGTCAACTTTAAGAATGAACGAAAACTGACTGTCACTACGGGTCCCAAAGACGATTATGAACGTAGTCTCCTCTATTATAAAGAGGACGGTATTCTCATTAGACTGAACTTCGTAGCTGCAAAAACATCTATTTATACCACACCTGGTGGTCTACAGGATGGAAATCGGCTGACGCGAGTTCGGAAAGATGTGCAGGGGCTTCTTAAAAAGTACCCTGGCTATGTCTTTCCGAATCCTAGACGAAAGGGACCTTTCCCAGAAATCACAATCAAAGATAAGACACGGAAAGTTAAGGCCAATAAATAAACACATAATGGTACAGATGAACGCTGTAGCAGGGGCGTTAGGATTCGTTCCAGCAACTGACCCGACCGCCTATACAAATCAAGTAACTCTTACAGCGCAGACTACGGCTGCTATTACGGCACTGAAATCAACTGCTACCTTAATATCAACATTCGCAACTGCAATAACAATTATTCCTGGTGGCGATCCTGTCTTTGTTCAAAAAATCAAAGACCTTGATGCAAAGGCAAAGACCGCTATAGCAAACACGGCTGGAAAGGCGCCGGCACAGATAGCAAAAGATACGGCAGAACTTACATCTGGGCTCTCATCGCTTCAGATACAGCAGGCAGCTGCCCCTGTTCAGAAAACAGAGATTCAAAAAACACAGGATGCATTGGATACTATAACTACACGTATTAGTGAGCTACAGCGAAAAAATGTGGCACCCAACTTGATACAACCGTATATAGATTTACAAACAAAGACGCAAGGTCATATATCAGATTTGATTGCATTGGATATACAGAAGCAACAGGTGCAACAAACAGAACAAGTACAACAAGAAGAGCAGGCAAACACTACCGAAGCATTTACAAGTTGGCGCTCAGCGCCAAGTCTAGATCCGATTGCAGATTTAGCTAGTTTAGACGCAACCACACGAAATGCAATAAATAGCGATACCAGCACATTTGGTACATTTAAAAAGATACTTTCTTATGGAGCAACATCAATCTATTATATTCTACTTGTTTTATGTTTATGGATTGGGGGGACAGCTACCTCGAATGCGTTTAATAAGAAATCCTTACCAGTAAAGCTTTGGTATTTCATCTATGGAGCTCTTTTATTTCAGATAACAATACCTATATATGGTATTTTCTTTACTCCTTCGTGGCATGCTTGGTTGATACCATTTATTGATAGAACATCTACTATGAATCCAGTTATAAAAGCACTCTTTGGGCAGTATGTAGTCGGTGCTAAACAGACTGGTGTGTCGCAAGATAATGCTGCCCCTGCTGCCCCTGATTCGGGTCCAAAGGCAACAGGAAAAAGCCTTATTGATAATAAACACGCCCTCAGAATATTATCTATTGGAACATATATCCTATTTAATGCATTTTACATTATGATTCAATATTTATATTAGTACCGGTGCGGGTCTAAGAAGAAAAGCATATTATATACAGTATCCATGCCCCCCAAATCACAGATTGATGGAACGTTTCCATTCGTATCAGTGGTTACGCCTACCTATAATCGTTCAAGATTCATACCTCATCTTATCAAATGCTTCAAGGACCAGACATATCCGCAGGCCCGCATGGAATGGATTATTCTTGACGATGGCACCGAGCCCGTCGAGGAACTTTTTAAGGATACTGGTATCCCCAACCTTCGTTACATCCGAGAGACAGAAAAGAAGAATATCGGTGCCAAGCGAAATCGTCTGAATGATGAAGCGCGTGGTGAGATTATCGTGGCAATGGACGACGATGATTTCTATATGCCTGTCCGTGTAGCCGCGGTAGTCAATGCATTCAAGAAGTTTCCTTCGATTCAGTTGGCGGGAACATCTGAAGTGTTCATGTATTATTCCGATATACAGATGATATATAAGCTGGGTCCATACAATGCGAACCATGCGACCAATGGTACGATGGCTTGGCGGGAAACATATAAGAAGAATCATCGTTACGATGAGACAGTTACTCATGCAGAAGAACGGTCATTTCTTGATGATTACAAAAACCAGATGATTCAGCTTGACCCCATGAAGGTCATGCTTGTTATGAGCCATTCCGAAAACACCTTTGACAAGAAAAAGATGCGTGAGCAAGAGAATCCATTTGTGAAGAAGACAACCATGAAACTGCGGGATTTTATTAAGGACGGAAAGATTCGTGATTTTTATGCGACAGCGTAACGGTAAGTCAGCTTCCACCGAAAAGGCTAAAGAGCTCTGGTTCTTTTGTATAAGATACAATGGAGCACCATGGCGTAAAACAAATACATATTATGGCCGATGCGTATAAACAGGCACTTAATCCAGGTGCACCGGCCGCCTCCGTACCTGATGGATTTCTTAAAAACATACACCTACATGTTCATCAGCGTGCTTCTATTAAAGAAATGGAGCTAAAGGAACAGACTTTAACAAGGGGCTATGTAATAAATGATGAAACATTCTTCAGTTCTTACGCTATTTTAGGAGATTCTGTTGGCGCGGGAAAATCATTAATGGTTCTCTCACATATTGCACGTCTTCCCCTACTCGAGCCAATCCACAGTATAACAAAAGTTGGTTCTCATAGTAATACCTGCAGTTTTTCTATAAAGAAACAGACATTTACGGATTTATCTGAAGCTGGATGCCTACTTGTTATACCTCATACTCTTTATAGACAGTGGGCCACCTATATAAAGACACAAACAAATTTAAAGACGGTCTATGTTGAGAAGAAAAAGACGATTCAGACAGATGGCTTTCTAAAAACTGTAATGGAAGCCGATATTGTCTTAGTGACAAATACATTCTATAGAGAGTTCAGTGTATGGCAGCGAGATAATAAGATTACATGGAAACGTGCATTCTTTGATGAGGCCGATACAATCCATATTGTATCTGGATATCCTTTACCGATTGCTCGATTTGTATGGTACATCACTGCATCATGGGTGAATATGTTATTTCCCAATGAGACATTTTTCATCACGTATAATAATCTGCATCAGTATATTTTTCAACAGGGTGCTCGATACCCATTTTTACGAGACCAGTTCAAAGATATTTACAATGCAAATCGCCCCTATGCCTATCAGCGGCATTATGTCACCTCAGCAAACTTCTTTCGTGACGCGCTCGTTTCACAACATCGTCTTCGCGGCCACACGGTTGTCCGTTGTTCAGATGCATTTATAAAAGAGTCTATTTCTCTACCGAGTCTCATCAGGCGCAATATACTCTGTCGCCCTTCAGTCGCTCATCAAATCCTGCAGGAGTTTGTACCGGCCGAGGTCCAACAACTTCTTCATGCGGGCGATACGGCCGGTGCCATTCAGACACTCGGTGTTAAGGCAGAAGATACAACAAGTCTGATTGATGCAGTTACAAAGAATCTGCAAAAAGAGTTGGAAGATGGCCGAAATCTGTATCAATACAAGTCAACTCGCGAATATGCAACTCCGAAAGCGAAGGAGGAAGCTCTCAAGACACTTGAAGACAAGATAAAGAGGTTGGAGGAACAGATTGCATCCATCCGCGGGCGTATTGAAAACTATAGTAAAGAAGTATGTCCCATTTGTTATGATGATCCGCCCCAAGAACCTCTCTTAACACCTTGCTGTTCCCGCATATTCTGTGCCACGTGTATTCTCCAGAGTTTCTCGCGTACGCCCAGCTGTCCGATGTGCCGTGCGGCCTTCAAGATACAGACGCTAAAAAAGGTTTTGGCGAAAGGAGAAGGGAATACAATCGTGAAGTCGGATGGTCCGAAGGTGGCAGAAAAGGAAGAACAACTTCTGAAGAAACCGGATGCACTTCTTAAGATTTTTCAGGAAAATCCCGAGGGCCGGTTCCTAGTGTTTAGTCGCTATGACAACCCCTTTCTCACTCTTGAAACACAGATTGAAGGACTTGGTGTGAAGGTGAAGCAGCTCAAGGGAAACAAGGATTCGATTGCGGCCACACTGAAGTCGTTTCAGGGAGGTGATATCCGGTGCCTTCTTCTGAACTCGCAGTATGCGGGCTCAGGTCTAAATATCACTGCTGCGACCCATGTGATTCTTCTCCACGCAATGACACTCGAGGAGGAGAAACAGATTCTGGGACGTGCGTACCGTCTTGGGCGCACGGACACACTTCAATACATTCGTCTTTTACACCCGGATGAGGTCTCTACTGCGGAGTAAGTCACGACGTTAACAAATGACTTCATAAAATAGATATGGGCCATATCTTCAGTTACAACACTCCTATGGTTAGAATAAATGATAAGACAGTGCGCTACAAGGCATTTCAACAGATTAAAACATTTCAAGATGTTCTTCGAATCGCAGATATTCACGTAAAAGGTCATACGACCATTGTGTTATTAAAGGATAGTCGCAGGGAATATACAATTGCAAATGAACGATTTTACTTCGTAAATGGCATCAGTGTTGATGATAATAATGTGTATATTGAGAAACTGTATGGAAAACACTAAGAGTCAAAGAGTCAAAGACTCAAATACTCTCATACAACTTCTGTAAAGACACGGCCTCGTATCGCCGTATCTTATCAGGCTTCAGCTCAGCACGCAGCACTTCATGATGAGCATAATAAGGTGCCATTCGAACCGGGATACCATTTGTCTCCGCCACTTCACACAGCAACTTCCATGCATTGAACATGGCAGATTGCTTTGTCAGAACAGGTGTATAGCGAAAATCCTCTGTAACAAGACGTTTTGACGTATTTATTAATGGTGTCTCTTGAGCAAGTCGTAGGCTAATAATCTTCAACTTCAACTTCAGAGATAATGGAAGAATCGTCCAGCATTGATAAAAGAACGCCCAGAAATCGCCTTGGTCGCTTGTCTTATACGCATCAAAGAGGGTCATATACATTTCCCAGCCTTCCCGAGTATTTCCCAGAACAGATTCAATCCGCTCCGGAATGTTCTCTAGGCTCAGCAAGCTGGCTAAGTTACCTTCGTTGTTTTCAATATCAAAGTCTAACATTGGATCCCAATCTCCCCACAGGGTCCACCATGCAACTGGCATAACACCCTCGGGAAGCTCAGCCTCATTTTCAGGAATCTCGAGGCCCTGGATTTGCCGTTGAAGGGAACGAAGGTCTCCGTTAAAGTTTTCTGGAGGTGAACAACCCAGCCATTCTTGAATAACATCCGGGCCGGCCGCTTCCATTTTAAATGTTAGACATACCTTGGCAATCTGTTGAAGAGTACGGGTGTCGAGTGAGTTGCTGATAAGGATAAGAGGACGTCCAATCTTTGCTTCGGAGCTTTTGAGATATGAATGTAACTCATTCAGGCCACCGCGCTCTCCATTACTGAGACCATCAATCTCGTCGAGAAGAACACCGATTCCACCCTTCTTTCCGGATTCAATCATTTGTACGATTCCTCCCTCTCGGAGTAATGGTAGAATAATCTTACGAAAAGAAGTTCCGGAACGTGTGTGACTGGCATTGAACTCGATGGTTTTCAGGCCGACACTTGAAAACACGCGGTGTGCGAGAGTCGTTTTTCCGATTCCTGGAGGACCAAGTAAAAGGGCCGCAGGGTATTGGGATGTTGAGCGAGTTTGAATCCAGTTGAGAAGCCGAGCTTCCACAGCTGGATGCAGATTAAATGTTTCTTGTTTTGTATTCATCTTCTGACTAAAATCAGCTAAATGCTTTAGACCTACCGGTGATGCGTTATTGCAGAGCCTATCACTAGTTATATCGTGTCACCATACGGACATTTTTATAACGAAGCATACGCTTCGTTATAATAGAGTCACGACGGTACCGGTGACGCCGTTACGTTCTCGGAGGAATCGGTATCGCGCGATTTAAGCCAGTACAAGATGTTCCATCATAAACACCTTCCCATGTAATACCCCGTGTAGTACATTGGTCGCATAGGGCTTGAACTCTAGCTTTGCCGGTTAGACTTAACTGTAGATTAAAATCATCCATGCTTGTACTTACACCCAGAGTATCCTTGCATACATACGGAAACGGGGTTGTAGTGCTCTTTCCTAACGTAAAGAAATCCGGACACACGTTGATAGAACCGTCCGGAGGCCAAGCGCCACCCTCATTCTTTACATTTCCGTAGGTAGTGAACCACTGAACTCCAAAATAGACTATCGCCGCGAGTATACCGACAAATAATATGGATGCAGCTACGGGTTTACCACTAACTAAGGAACTGTATGTGACACCGAGGAGAAAAACGATGCTAACTACAACATATAACAAGAACGACCAGTCCATCTATTAATCATTACTTCTTTTTTAAAGAGGAATATACTCTATAAAAAAGATGTTTGGAATCGTTTCGCTTATTTAACGGCCAGATCGTCCATTAACCACAGTCAGTTTAACGGCCGGATCGTCCATTAACCACCGTCAGTGTTTAACGGCCGGATCGTCCATTAACCACCGTCAGTGTTTAACGGCCGAAAGCCGCAACCGGCGCCGGCGTGCCCACACCGTCGAAGCCGAGCTCGACATAGCCCGTGAGGTAGTCCTGGCCAGGGACCGTGTTCGCCTGGCCCGTTACGCCGAACGTGGACGCCGCACCGTTGGCGCCAGCGCCGTTGGCGCCGTTCTTAACGACCTGAACCTTGCGGAACGTGCGCGAAGAAGACACGACAGTGCGGCCCATGTCCTTCAGGATGCAGCCGCCAGCCGTGTTGAGGGAAGAGACAATGAGGCCCGTGCCGCCGTTGATGTACGCGAACGTGGCGCACGAGAAAGTGCCCGCCGTACCGTTAACGGCGCTGCCGCTGTACGCATATACCTGGCCCGCGAGCGAGGCAACGTTGATGAAGTATCCCTGTCCACGATCAGTCTGCGCATGGCGAGTCTGGAGAGAGGTCATTGTATATCCCGGGTTTAGATATAAATTTTGGAGGAACCCGGAAGATAAACATGTTAATCCTTATTTTCTAGATTAGACGGTAGTATGGAAGCTCCGCCGGACTTTATTTTGCCTCAAACCACGATGGCCCTTGCCGGACAAAACGGTCGTGTCGCCTTTGCAGCCGACTTCAATCAAAGTGAGCTATCCCTTCCGGGTTTTCAGACGCAGACGAGTGCTGAGAATGATTTCAAAGCCGACATGTTACGCGGAAACTGGGAGTCGACGCCGGTGAGTGATGGATTCTTCTCACCGGAGAATGTGGAGCTTCTGCAAAACCAGGTTCGCAAGGCCGTGTTTGACCGGAGTCAGCCGAAGGGTTATGTGGTCGATAAGCAGTCTGTGGACGAGTTGAAGATTATCATGCGCGCAATCTATTATCAGTATGCCCGGAACCTGCCCCGGGACGTGGCCGGTCAGATTGCTGATTTGAATCTAAAAGTAGTAAACTGGTCTGCCCCGCACATTCTTTCTGCCGTCGACCATTACATGTTCTATCTGAATGACATCAGCCATATGCCGACCCCGATGGCGCAGCCGCAACATTTGAGCCGCGCCGGAACAAAGTCTCTTCCGATGAACCCGTTCATGTAATCTGAATTAATACATCTCTATCAAGAAATGCTCTATGGAACCGCACAAGTAGATGGACGTGGTCGTCCTTCCGAAGATAGAATCGCCGTTCGGGACCTTTCAGGTGGCGCACGGTTATTTGCAGTGTTTGACGGTCATTCCGGAACGGGTGTTGTCAACGAGTTAATAAATGGATTCATCACCAAGCTGCAGGAAGCGTATTCTAAAATATCAGACCCCGCACAAATCTCTGACATGTTCAAGTCGCAGTTCATCACAGAGGACAAGTTTTTAGCACAGAATATGAGAAAAGACTCGGGAAGCACGGCGACTGTCGCAATCGTGACGCCTACGCACATCTATATGGCGTACGTAGGTGATTCCCCAGCGATTCTATTTGATTCGACAACAGGAGCTATTCTTAAGGAAATGGGAAAGCATGAGCCGACACTGGAGTCTGAGAATAATCGTATCGTGGCCGCGGGTGGTACTGTAGAGATTGATGAACAGGGTACACCGCGCGTAGATGGCTCCTTGATGGTATCGCGTGCATTCGGCGATTTTTCCCTGAAGTTCACAGGGCCTCCTCCGATGGGCGCAGATTGGACAAAGTTTAAAGTGACTGCTGACCCTGATGTAGAGATATGGGAACGCCCTGCACAGGGAGTTCTTGCCCTATATTCGGATGGAATGGTCGAGACACATACATCATCTTTGAAGCCGAACTCACAGGTTGCTATCGAGTTGAAGGATGCACTCATACAAAAGAACTATAACTTGGTGACAGCGGCAAAGGCGTCGATAGAGGCCCATATAGCGGAAGATCTTTCCATACCGGTTAGTACCGTCAGTACAAACATACGTAAATACACAGGTGATGATTTATCAGTGATACTTATCGCGGTCGGTACAGGTATTATGCAGATGACTGGCGGCAGACCAGCACCTCCCATTCCACCTAGAAATAGGCTGAAGACAAAAAAACAGAAGGGAGGTCGGCGTGCCGTGTCTTTAAAACGGTCGCGGGTTATTCGGTCATTTACCGTTTCGGTCTAAAGGTGCGTCGCCAAGTACATGTGTGGAAAGACCTACGTGTCATTCAAAATAGCATGTAGGTCTTTTAGCTCAGTTGGTAGAGCGCGGTGCTTATAGCATTTGTCTATACGAGGGACGCCGATGTCGTGGGTTCAATCCCCACAAGGACCATTTTTTGGATTTAGATGCTTTTTATAAAGGCAGCTATATCCTTTTTACTTCGTGGCAACCTTCTTTAATCCAAGCTTCCGCTTCTTAACAACACCTGTAGCCTTTGACTCCCGCTCAGCAACCATGGCACCCCAGGCCATCATGAACATCTCGAGGTCACGGAGCCACATTGCACTCGCGGTCGTAGACTCCAGAACAGCAAGCGCCGCCTTCGCCACTGTGACAGCCCGCTCTTGGTCCTCAATCGCCGACGCCTTCACGCGGTCCATGCGCAGCCGCAGGAGATACTCATAGCCATCAACAGCCTCTGCATCACCCGACAGCGCAGGGAGTGCATGTGCCTTCATGGCCGCCACGATTGCCTCATCCGTCGCTCGCCGCAGGTCAATAGAGCCCTCAAGAACAGCTCGCAGAAACCGTGCCTTTGCATCTGCCTCCACGGCATCCCGCGCCAACCGTGCAATCTCCGACTGCCGTCGCTCCTCATACACTGCCGCACGCTTAACATAGAACTCCTCGAGCATGTCTCCAACGCAGCTATAACGACGAATCTTATTCTCGGCATCAAAGCACACCATGTTCGACGTCCGCCACGTATTTGCCAGCTTGAATCGCTTCTCAAAGGCGGTCGGATTTGCCTTGGCCTCCTCATAATAGTCAGCCTCCAGCACGAGGTCAAATCGGATATCGACGTGGTTGTACAGGTCCTCGAAATCCTTCAGCACCGTCTCCTTCTCACTGCACATCTCATCAAGGAACGCCTTATAGTCGTGCGTCCATACGCCAACCGGCAGCTCTGTAATGACCACGACCTTCCGTACATCATCAAATGTATACAGCGCCTTAGTGACCCAGACGCCGTCACTGACCTGATGGACGGCACCCTTGAAACCGAACCACCAGGGGCGCATGGCCAGATTGCCAAGCGACCCACGCCGTCCCTCCAGCCTGTCACGTAGAAGCCCCACAATCTCATCGGGATTGTGAGGAGGAATATCCGTGCTGAAACCAGTCCCGATGCCCACACAGCCGTTAATAAGCAACATAGGAACAACAGGAAAGTACGTCTCGGGCTCAACGGCCAGCCCATCATCATCGAGATACTTTAGGATACCGGTATCCTCACGGCGAAAGATATAATCCATAATACTCTCGAGATGAGTGTGGATATACCTCGGCGAGGCCGCGTCCTTGCCACCCAGCAGACGAGAACCAAACTGTCCTACTGGGACAAGCAAGTTCACATTGTTAGAGCCGACAAATGTCTGTGCCATGCTTGTAATGGCGGCCGTCAGAGATGCCTCGCCGTGGTGATACGCTGCATTCTCTGAGACATAGCCCGCTAGCTGCGCCACGCGAATCTCCGCCTTCAGATTCCTCTTCAAGCAGGCAAAGATAATCTTGCGCTGTGACGGCTTGAGGCCATCCATCAGTGACGGCAGAGACCTAACATTGTCGGCGCTGCTGAAATGAATCAACTCATCGTGGACGAAGCGCGAATAGGTTGCATTGCCGGCAGCATCCGCCACCAAGATACGCTTCGGATCATATCCAGACAGCCACTCCTTACGGTCATCTGCCCGCTTCTTGCTGAAAGCTAGTGACAGAGTTCCATCCGTCTCAGTGTCCCACGTATACTTGACCTCGTGAATATTGCGGAACCACTCTTGCGCCTCCTCGGGCGTGCTGGTACCCAGTCCCTTATAATACTTCAGAGTCCATCCGGTAGCTCCTGCATTTGCCGCCTTCCAGGTCTCAAACTCGGAAGCTGAGAAGAAGCTGATGGTCTCAGAGCGCCGGCTCGCCTTCAGAAGCGGAGTTGCAAGTGAGCAGAGGAACCCACCCTTGATGAGTGACGGCCACTCGACGTGGAAGAGATTCATGAGAAGTCCCTTGATATGGGACCCATCCAAGTCCTGATCCGCCATAATCATCACGCGGCCATAACGGAGCGCCTTGACTGAGCTGTAGACACGGCCCTTCTCCAGGCCCAGAATCTTCTTAATCGAGGTGAGCTCCTCATTGTTTGACGACTTCTCTGCAGAGACATCACGGACGTTGAGCAGCTTGCCTCGGAGAGGAAAGACACCCCAGGCCTCACGTCCCACCACCTTCAAACCGGTAATGGCAGACGTCGCAGCCGAGTCTCCCTCCGTGAGAATCAGTGTGCACTCCGAGGACTTTGCCGTCCCTGCGAGGAGAGCATCGACCAGCTTAGGCATACCACGTAGCACACGGCGCTTGCTCCCATCAGTTTTCTTGGCATCCTTGGCGGCCTTGGCGTCAAGGATGCTGGCGGCTTCATCAAGTAGGCCAATCTTGACAAGTCCATCTACCATCTTCGCGGACTTGAAGACGGACCCAAACTTCGCAGCGGGCGTAGTCAGAGTCTCCTTTGTCTGGGAGTCAAAGGAAGGATTTACAATCGTGGCATTCACAAAGAAGACAACCGTATCCTTCAGCTGTGCAGGCTTGACCGGCGTCTTCTTCTTGGCCGCGAGCTCGCAGAAATCACCCAGCACATGCTTGACCACAGCCTCGACGTGCTTACCACCCTTCTTAGTATTAATACCGTTCACGAAGGATACGTGCTTCTCATCGGGGACACTGTCCTCCTCAAACAGCTGGCGCGCAAGAACGGCACCGACCTCCCAACGGTCAGAGCAGCGCTCGTAGGCAATCGTCGCCTCATCCTTCACGAACAGCTTGACAAACTTCTCGAAGGTGTTGGTCGGAACGACGGCCCCATTCCACGAGACCTTCACATCCTTTCCAGCCAGCGCAGCAATCTCAACAATGCGCGTGTGCATGACTGCGGTCATATCTGCTGCATTGAGTCCCTGAAACCGGCCAAGGTCGGGTGTGTAGGAGATGCGGACAAATCCCTTGACGGCCTTGTCCTTCACGATAGACGGCTTGCCAGCCACGCTCATGTGATTCGACCATGTCTGTGAGTACCGAAGCTCCTTGCCAGGCGTCCGAGTATCTACAGTGAAGGAGTGTGAGAAGATGTTTGTGAGCTTGGCACCATAGCCGTTCTTGCCACCGACAATCTTCTCCTCCTCCTTATTGTAGTTGCCCGAGGTTAGCAAGTGACCAAAGATCATCTCAGGTACATAGACCTTCTCAACGGGATGAATCTCAATAGGAATGCCGGCACCGTCATTCTCTACGACAATCTTTGTGAGTCCGTCATCCACCTTCACGTCGATGTGCTTAATCGGCGTCTCTGTACCGATACTGCGGACAAGTGCATCCCGCGCATTTACCAAAATCTCATCAAAGATCTTGTAGAAGCCAGGGTTGAATGCAACGGCCCGGTGACCCATCTTTCCTGTTACGGGGTCAAAGACCCAGCGGCTATCAGTATGAGTATCGGTCGAACCAATATACGTGTCAGGCAGCTCCAAGATGTGCTAGCGGTGCGTATGTTTCTTAAAGGCGGAGGCATCTTGGGGGGTTGTCATTCTGTACAAGGGTGGGGGTCATGCCTTAAGTAAATTTTATGGCCGCCGCCACCCCTTTTCTAACACCCGATTAAGATGAGATGTATGTACTGTACCAACTACATCCATGACACTCTTATGGAACCCATTAAGGGTTTGAAACTATCATCTTCCGAGTTCAAATATATTCTAGACCAGATGACACGAGAGATGTATAGAGGGATTGAAAAAAATAATCGCTATTTTGGGATACAGCACGCATTCAAGATTATTCAAACTGCGGAGATCTACGGAATCGACTATAAGTATCTGCAGTTTATTAAACTTCTTGGCGATTTTCCCAAAATGCATGATGATATGATTATTCATATGGATTTATTGATAGGCTCTGGATGTGGGATGATGAAGACACTTCGATACTGGTATATGGAGAAGTTCTTGCACTTTCATCAGAATATTCCAGAAATACATAAAATGCATATGTCAAAAATACATCCGGATCAAATGCTAAAGGAAAGTAATGATGATGATTTATACAGCTAATGCTTTATTAGCACAAGCATCTTATCATTATCCCACCCAGGTGACCACTTATCCCTATGTTCACACATAACGAAATAGGCTGTGCTGAATATATCATTCATATTTTTTAAGTGCGCCTCATAATCGGCCTCTGACCTGCTCCGAAAGATATCTTCAATAATAAGCATTCCTCCAGGTTTCAGAAACGGATGTGCCTCTTTTATAATACGTATCTGGTGGTCAAACTCGTGGCTAGAATCATCTATTAAAACATCGAACTGGAGTCCCTCAAGTGGTCCAGACACTCCGCCATCCACGCCGACATCCATGAGGCGCGTATGAATCGGGGAACAGTGCTTTGCACTATTATCAAGAAGAGCTTGGTCTCGGTCAAACATGTAAATCTCAGCATGCTGAAAATAGATTCTCCAGAGCAGGGCGCTGGCCCCCATCGCCACGCCAATCTCACCAAACACAATCGGCTTATTTTTCAGAGGTGCAAACAGCATTGTGTAGACAGCAGTATACGGGTGTCTGTGCGCAATAGTATTATAGGGTGATTTATCTGTACCGGCGGCTTTTCCTATCATACAAAGTTCAGTGAAAGCTGCGGACGAATCGATGATGACACGATTGATGCCCATTTTTTCTTGCGGATAAGTAAGAGATGGTTAGAAACCGCACCTTGCGTAAAAAACAGAGCGGGGGGTTTTATCCAAGTGTTATGGGAAAGATTCTTATGACGGGGCCCTATTTCATGTCAGCTTGCTTTATGCTAGGCTCTAGACTCTTTGTAAACGATAAGAGTCGTATGTCAGGTCGTATGACAAAAGGAAAGCCGGGAAAGCCAGGAAAAACACGCCGGCACCCAACCCGCAAAATGCAAAGGCTCGGCTAATGCCTAAAGATGTTTTCAACGAAAGAGGTTAGAATGTCACTCGTCAAGCCGAATCAAAACGGGAACCTATTCGAAATCAAAACCGTACAGTCCGGCGCCTTTCGTACTCTGATTGAGGCCCTAAAGGAGATTCTGACGGAGGCTAACCTCGAGTTCGACTCAAATGGTATCAAAATCATGGCCGTTGACGAGACTCATACGGTTCTTGTATTCCTCCGTCTTTACAGCGACCGGTTCGAGAACTACTACTGTCCTGCTAAGCACGTGCTGGGAGTCAACATGATTTACTTTTTCAAGCTGATTAAGACAATGGGGAACAATGACAGTCTGACTCTGTATCTCCCTGCGTCCAATCCAAACAAGCTCGGAATCCGCATGGAGAACTCAGAGAAGTCCACGGTCACGAACTATTTCCTCAAGCTGTTCGACACGGATGTGGAGGAGATTCAGATTCCGACACTCAACTTCACGAGCATCATCCACATGCCGTCGGTTGATCTGCAGAAGATTTGCCGCGACATGAATGCGCTGGGTGAGAAGCTGGATGTCGAGATTACGTCCTCTGGGTCAGACCTAATGTTCAAGTGCATTGGTGATTTTGCGGAGCAAGAGACAATCATATCGGAGAATAACACGTCCAATATGAAGGTCCATAAGTCGGCGGGTGCGGCAGGGGCGGAGATTGTGCAGGGTATCTTCCAGCTGAAGCATCTGGTGCTTTTCACGAAGTGCACGAGCCTGTGCCCGAGCATCGAGCTGTATCTAAAGAACGACTTTCCACTCATCCTTCGCTACACGGTAGCAAATCTTGGTGAGGTGAAGCTGGTATTGGCCCCGATGAAAAATAAACAGTAATGTCGTGTCTTTACATCTTCTTATCGACGTGCGGCGTATACAGAATATCAGTCGGGCCTTGTCCCTCCGTTAGAACAGCAAGCCCCTTCGGATCACAGAACTTTCCGCAATCCTTGTTCCAGACTTTAATAATATAAAACCCAACTTTTTGAACACCGTTCGGTCCATTCATAATCTTGGGACTGATGCTTACACCCGTGATAATATCATCCGCCACTGTCGCCTGATTCATCATAGCGCCCATCATATACACTTTGAATGTATCAGCACCCCCATCAGCACTTCCGCGAAGTGAGTAACTCCCTCCGCGAATATTCTGAAAGTTCTCCCAAAGGGGAGGAATCGGGTCACGCATACAGAAGAACATGCCACGCCGCAACTTGTCGCCAAGTTCTTTTAAAACGGATAGGGCTTCACGGAGAGTAGCAAAGGTTGCAATCGCTTGAAAGGTCTCAAGCGTCCAACGCTTCTCCTTTGGAGCATGGAAATATAATGTCCACGTCCCAGAGGGAAGGGGAGCGTCAAGGTTCATGCTCATTGTCTATACTATCTTCTTTCCAATTTTGCTTAGGCCTGAAAAAGTTGTTCAACTGTAGAACGCGGGTCAAACTCCTTTTCGTTAGAATCCCCCCTATCTGTGATATACGAAATCGTTACGGGGTTTGAATAATCGATAACAGTACGCGAGTTAACCGACCAGAGCGCCACAATCTGTCCCATGTTAGGATACGTGTCAGTTATTTTATAGAGGTGTGTTGATTGGATGAAGTCGCTAAGGTCATATGTCTGCTTGGAATCCCGAACCTCCAAACTTAGGAACGGAAAGTGGCGGGATTTTACCGGGTTTGGTTGCGTAGTAAAGCTTGAATACTCATACAGCGCATTCGTGTCGGCATTATATAACCATGCTGCGTTCGGTGTTCTATTAAAGTCGACTAGGCGTAGAGGCCAGGGGGTCGCGTTTTGATTGAAAAGGACGAACTGGTCTGCTGCCAAGACGATTTGTATGGCTGCATAGATCTTCCGTGCAACTCTTGTCACATACATCTGTGCATTTGATAAGAGCGTGTAACTATGAATAAGAATAGCGTACATAGAATATTAAAATCGTATTCTCTTAAGTAGATGGAACGTCTAAGACGTTTTTTTGGATATACGAGGGTTAATAAGGGGCCGCAGCAGCAGCGGCAGCAGCGGCAGCAGCGGCAGCAGCAGCAGTCGCATATTAGGAATTTTCTTCCTCGTGTAAAGGGATTAAAGTTTAATAATATAACTAATAAAAATAAAAATAGAAGCGTGCGGCCAACAAAAGATGAAATCAAGGCACGCAAAGGTGTATCAAAAACAACTCATGCAACTGGTCTTAATCATAATGTGTCACTAACGGAAGAAAATGCTCGCGTGTTTGCCGATATAATGCATGCAACAAATGATATGCCAAATAATAATGATAAGATGATGAATAAAACTATACAACACATATCTGAAACTGTTAATGAACCTCGGAGAACAACGCTTATAAATCATTTTAAGTATTTATTTGCTAAACCGAATGCTACGAGGAAGACTGGGGTAAGCTCAGATTGAGAACCTTAATATCAACCGTATTCCCTGTAAACGTCATGATAAACCAATAAATAAGGAACGCAAGGTAGAAAATCACGGGCAGGAATAATAAAATGCCCGGAATCGCGAGAATGCCCCATGCAACAAAAGAGGCGCCATTCTGGCATAACATACCCACGAGTAATACGCATACTAAGCCAAGAATAACGTGCGGCGGGAGAGTATCGTAGTTTTTACGCTCGAGATCATATACGACTAATAGGGTAAAAATAAGCCCGGTTACAAGGGCGGGGGTACAGAAATCCATTCTACTAAATCATTAGAAAAAAGATAGAATATTCTTTTTCTAATCATTTAGTAGAAAATGGAAAGAGGAGTTACCATGTTATTGCATTCAGTGATCATTGGAGTTATACTATATTTAGTTATGGTATTCGGACTAGGTCAGAAAGCAAATGTTGCAGAAAATAGAAGTATCTTGATAGCATCGTGCGTATTAATATATATGATATTATTTGGCCACGGTCTACCAATAAAAATAAATAAACTTATATAATGTCGTGTCTTACGTCACCAGCTTCAGAATCTTCTGTCGAGCCTCATCCCATGTGCCAATCGGATCATCCATGAGCTCACCATCTGCATCTACGGTGTAGACGGTGTTATCAGGATCCCTGTAGTACTCGCGGCCACGGTGAGTGAACGGTGTCAGACTAACTGCGTCAGGCTCCTCAAAGTCGGGCTCAGCTTCCTCTTCCTCTTGTACCTCTTCCTCTTCCTCTTCCTCTACCTCTTCCTCTACCTCTTCCTCTTGCGCCGCCACCTTTGAGACGTTTACAATGGGTACAGCTGCAGTAACCGCCTTATTCAAGACCTCCAGGCCAATCGGTGGGGACGCCCACACATTAACAGGTGCAGCAGTCTCCAGCTGCCGAATACGCGCCTCAAGGCCCTCAATCACCTCTGTAAAGCCGCCGCTCTCAGATGCAACATCGTTTGTCTGTGCATCCAGAATATCCTCGATGACCTTGAGGCGCTCATTAAATGTTGTCCGCAGATTCTGCAGCAGAACACCAATCGTGTTTACACGGGTCGCATTCATTCTATACTTTTTATGTTAAGGGTCGGCCATCAATTTTGCTTTAACGGCGATGCCGTGGGACATCTATTTAAAATAGAGTCACGTCCTTAACGGGGTCGCGGCATCCCCTTAATCTGAATAGACATCACCGAATCGAGAGTGGAATCCTTATCCTTCAGAGGCTTGCTACGCTTGAGTCGGAGTCCCTCCTCAGCCTTCTGAACCTTCTCCGCCTGGAACGCACCTCCTGCAACGGTGTTCTTCAGACTCGAGTCAAAGAAGTCAATCGGCTTCGTATCAATCGAGCCCAAGATGCTCACCATTGGCGGCATATGAACATCAATCCTTACACGGCCAGAGCTAACAGTTGAGCGGAATGACTCGATTGTTAAAGGACCACCGAAGAGTCGCAGGCACTCCCGTGCAGCTGCGGGAAAGATACGCCCCTTCGCCTGATTATCGTAGATTCTGTGTAACAAAGCCATCCGCTCCCAGCGCACGTGCGGATCCAGATTCTCTGACAGAAGATACGCGACTCCGCACTCAGGTGAGCAGAAGTTACCATAGACATTATAAATACCGTGTACTTCCCTCTCAGGGATAACACACGGCATTCCCTCAAATCCATGACAGCACCAGAAGCACGCCGTCTCAGTTGACTCGGGCAACTTTTTTTCTTTCCGCATATCCTTGAACTCGACCATCAGGTCGGCCCGTACAAAACACTGGAGAGGACGGTTCTCTTCTACAGTTGCGGCCGCCTTATATAACTTCTCATCCTTGAATGTATTTGTAGGCACTGTCACAGCAACCTCTAGCTGAATATTCTCCTGCGCAACTGTGAAGAAGTCGTCGGCGCCCGCATCATACGGCTCGGGTTGGACGGGAGGGTTAGGATCATAATGAATCGCTTGGTCGTGGAAGTTGACGTCGCTTGTCTTGATTAACAGGTGAGCAATGAGAGGCCGGCGAGGCTCTGCAATAAAGTTTCCTTCGATGCCATCAGGGGTGACGACAGCGACAACCTTTACTGCCTTCTTTACCTTCTTTTCTTTCTTTACTTCTTCTACTTTTACGATTGCATTTGTAGGCGCAGTCGCATCCACTTTGGCAATAACAAGCCCTTTTTTAGACGGAGGCATTCTTCTATAGCGTTGTCTCGGTCAGAAGTTTAAGCCTTTTAACGTCTAGTCAATCTCCAATACCTCACTCATTACAAAACTTGCATCTACACGTCCCTTTCGCAAATAACTACAATCAATCTCATCGATTTTCTGCTTAGATTCATTTGACGTCATAATAAGAATAATATTCTTATACATACACATATCATCCAAGAATGTATTGAATGTAGTCTTATTATATACCATTGTGTGCAGATTTTTATGAAGCGGTATCTTATTCTCAGTAATCATATGAAGCAGCATATTGATTTCTTCCAACATGAGAATAAGTGGTGATTCATCAGACGCCCCCGAATAATCATAGACGTAATGAAGCGAGTCGCCAGGATTTGTCGGATTAAATGTGTGACACATGGAACCCCCCAACTCCTTAGCAAGAAGAAGACCGATTGTACTTTTCCCTGATCCCGAAACTCCTTCTAAAAAGATTGTTGCACGCCCCTTCTTTTTATAGATTGAAATAATATCTTGGATAACTGTTACCTGATGTTCCTTTGGTGAAAATGAATCAACACGAATCTTTAGTTTGTTATAATAAATATTCGAATAGTTTCCAGATCTCGCCCACATGACAATATTACGCTTTGCCGCCACCGCATTCTTCTCAATATTGATAATAATAGATGATACTGGAGCCACGTCATGTACAAGTTCTTCTTCAAGAAGTTCCTTCATATACGCATCACTCGTATAAATACTTAGAGTATCAGACATGTATCCAATGCATTTAGGTCCAATAAACAGACCAGAAGGTATGATGGTGCCCCGCTGATGTGTCATCCCACTCGAAAACACAAGAGAATTTAACTTCTTTGTCACATGGCGTTGGTGATCATCATCATGTGTCATGGTATAATATGTGTATCCGATGCGGCGGCCCGCCATAAGAAATAGACTCCATAGTACACTCACACTTGAGAAGAGTCCGAGGAATGTTGCTGCGAACTGTGAACCTACAGAACCCAAGTTCATTAGATATAATGTTATCTGTAGCTTAAGGCCTACACGACTTAACCATATAATATGAAAATCCTTATGCTAGTTTTGGCTAGTGATACAGATGATAGGTATAGTAAATTGCAATCATATTGGCGTCGCTATATGAACTCATCACCAGAAATCGATTGTTATTTTTATAAGGGTGACCCAACTTTACAGGAAGATGCAGTTCTTGATGTTTCATCCAACACACTTTGGCTCAAGATAAATGAGTCATGGGATACAATCCGTATGAAAATGAAATTGGCATTCAAGTATTTTGTGCCTGAAATAAATAAATATGATTTTGTGTTCAGAACAAATCTTTCCTCCTTTGTTTATTTTGACCGGTACATTGCATATTGTAAAACGATAAAACAACGTGAAGGGTTCTGCTCTGCAGTTATAGGCGAAGTAAATGGAATTTCGTTCCCCTCGGGTTCTGGTTTTACATTAACATCTGATCTAGCCAAAATGATTGCCGAAGCAGATGATAAAGAACTGATGGATGATGTCTATGTAGGGTGGTACTTTCAGAAGTTAACTATTCCCATACAACCCGCAAAACGTTTAAACTTTCATGTACCAGATGATATAAATAATAATATACATGATGAATCAATCTATCATTTTCGTATTAAGAGTTTTACATCGTACGAGGAAGACTGGACAATATTCGATAGATTGACCGAGGGTCTAAGACTTCCAAACAATGCATGAAGAGATGCAAGGCCTTGGCCTCCCCAACAGGATTGAAACCCTCTTACAAATCATGGTCCAACATCCAGCTGCACGGTCGCATCTTCTTATGATTGGGCCACCGGGTTCAGGAAAAACAACGTCAGCCAGATTCTTCGTAGAGGCTCTTCACGGTGGACAGAAAGCCACATCCTCTTTTTTTGGTCGCGCCCTATTTCTCAACTCCAGCGATGAACGCGGACTTGAGGCGGTCCGAAGCCGTGTTTATCCCTTTATTCGCTCATCATTTGATGCCATTTTTAGCAGTGTTGGTCCGAAAGTGGTCGTCTTCGATGAAGCGGAAACACTCACGGATCAGGCTCAGATTGCCTTGCGTCCTATTCTTGACATGAGCACTGACCGTATTCTTATCATTTTTCTATGTAACTCCATTTCCCGAATCCACCCGTCGATTATTCACAAGTTTCTGGGCATTCCGTTCGAATCACCGAAGCCGGCAGATTTTAAGCTCCGCATGCAGAAAATCATAACGACGAAACAAGATGCAGCGACAATGACTGGTCTCGATATCCAGTTTCGCCGCGGAGACATCCGATTCTTTCTACTCAATCCGGGCCGTCACCAGGATTGCGCAAAGTTGTGGAACGAGTGTTTCACTACGCATCGACTGGCGATGAAGAGCCTCTTTGAACAGGTTCTACCCAAATGGACGTTTCCGGAGCTGGCAATGTTCTGTCTATTCTGTGGCAAGACGACACAAACACTAACAATGGCGGCGGTCAATGAAATGCTGCGTATAAGTGACACGGATTTCATAAAGCAATGTTCGCCGAAAGTTCGAGCAACCCTATTAGCAGATTGGTTCGACCGCCACATTCGTGTAAAATTGGAACTCTTTCCGCCGCCAACGTAAGTATTTAAAGCAGACATGGCTGAGCTAAACTTTACTCCTCTAAGGATTTCGACGCTGGTTACAACAGGGCATCTAGGAACCACGATTAGCCTAGTGAAGTTGTTTGACCAACTGAAGGGGCGCTTGATTCCGATTGGATACCCCGACGAGGGTTTCTTGAAGATGGAACATGAAACCAAGATGATTGGTCAGTCTGCCCGCGACGTCTTGACTAAGCGACGGACAAGTGATAAGACCTTCTTCAATCAGAGTACGCTTGTTATCCGTAAGCGGCGCTGTGATAGTACGGCGGATATGAAAGAGGTAAATGTCAAGCTCTTTGCAAATGGCGGATTCCAGATGACAGGAGTTACGAGCGAGGAGTTCTCGCGGGATGTTCTCGCTTGGCTCATGAAAGAGTGCGCAACCTTTGAGGAACCCATTTCTGAGAAGCCGCTTGAGTTGACTAAGTTTGCGGTACAGCTGCTCAACAGTGACTATAAGATGAACGCACTCGCAAAGCGAGCAGAGCTTCATCGTATTCTGTGTACGCAGTATCGTTTGTCGAGCACTCTTGAGACAACGATTTATCAGGGGGTCAATACTAAGTATTATTACAATGAGCAATCTCCGGCATCCCATGGAATCTGTAACTGCCCCCGTTTCTGCAATGGACAGGGGGATGGGACTGCTATTGGCCTCTGTAAGCGCATTACGATTGCTGTGTTTCAGACGGGTAGTATTATCATTACGGGCGCACGGAATAAGAGACAGTTGGATGAGGCGTACGGCTTTATGAACGATGTTCTCCGAGCTCATGCGGCGGAGGTTACCAAGCAACCCGTCGCGCCTGCGTAAAAAGGCCTAATCTTCTTCCCCCGATTTCTACAGAACTTGTAAATGTCAACCCCCTCAACCTCTACGGCTGTTGTAACTGGCGGCGCTGCTGCCCCCCCTGCGTCCCCGCTCCCCTCTGCACAGGTGCTTGTCCACGCGGCCAAGCTCGCGATTGAGCAGGATAAGCCCATCCAGCTCGACTATTTTGTAGACACAGCTACGGGTAAGGCGTTCATGGGCGAGGACCAAGACACGAAGGAGAAGATGCTCGTCAAGTCAAACGATGAGTTCACGAGCCTTATTCAGAAGGTATATAAGGTATCCGAGGATTACATCATCATTACGGAGAACTCTATCTATCTCGTAAGCGGCAAGATTCAGAAGAGAAAGATTCAGGCGCCGGCGCTGCGTGGTTATTAGATAAGTTCATGATAATCAACTTTTTTCCGTCCTATTAAATAGAATGGCCAGAAAGGGAATGCGTAAAAGTATGCGTAGAAGCATGCATAAGCGCCGTAATATGCAGGGTGGTTGGCAGGTTATGAACCCGGCTAGTATCGGTGATACATCGATGAATGCGTCGTCGGCGCAGAGCCTTGCACAGGGGCAGGATTATGAGAGACTTCACGCCGCCCAGCACGGTGGTGCGGCCGTGTCGCTGACATCCGCTGCCCCGGTAGCTTACCCGAGCACTTTTGAAATGTCTCAAGATCCTTCTTCGCGTGTCGGTCCTTTGAATCAGTCGATGCAGGCCATTCAGGGAATGTCTGACCAGTCTGGTGGCCGCCGCAGCCGCAGCCGCCGCCGCCGCGGCACAAAGAAGAGTCGTAGCCACCGCAGCAGCAAGAAGAGCCGTAGCCACCGCAGCAGCAAGAGACGTCGTCAGGGTGGCGGCGGCTTAAATCCTCTTAATGCTATTAAAAATGTATTAGGATTTGGCTCCCGTACAGACCTAAGCGGCAACTCGATGGATTTAAGCGGAAACCATTTAACGATGCAGTCGACAATGCCGCTGCCAACAAAGGTTCTGCCAACAAATGTGCTGCCAGGAACTCCGATGGATATAAGTGGAGCCTACATGAACACGCAGGCCAACCGCAATCGTAAAAACGTTAATGCTTCTGCCCTTGCTGCCGCTGCCGCAGCCCGCGCCTCTCCGGCGGCGATGTCAACGGCGGCGATGTCAACAATGCCGCTGCCAACAAAGGTGCTACCGGAATCAAATAATGCTAGACGTCGTCGTTTGAATGTCAATGCCCCTGCCATTGCCGCCGGCGCCAATATTGAAGCGCAGCGTGCCGCCGCCGCCGCAGCGATGTCAACAACGCCGCGATCAACAAAGGTTCTACCGGTATCGGCTAATGCCGCCGCCGCGCCTCGTGCTGCAAACGTAAATAATGGTAGCGGCGTTACTCGCAGCGCTGCAGGAAAGGGCGGAGGCATGAAGTTCTTCAGAAATCTGAAGGCTATGTTCAGCAGCCGCAAGGGCCGCAAGGGACGCAAGGGACAGCGTGGCGGCGCGGGCTACCAGACGGGTCCTTCGCAGAGTTATGATGCCCCTGGCATGCTTCTCTCTCCAGCAATGGAGAACAAGGCGCTGATGGGCATGAACCCCGAGTGGCGTCTGGCGGAGAATCCCTCTAGCTTTGCGCCTAAGTAATGTCATGTGTTAAAAGGCCTTCCTTATTTTAAAGCGTCACTGCTACAGGGTAAATAGCCCACGGAGAGCCTCAGCGGCTTCGGGCTTGACTAGGGCCGCCTTCTCCGCAGCCGTCACTTGAACATTCACAAGAACACGTAAGTTGCCACGTCCTTTAGCGCCCTGCGCTCCACGACGCGGCATACCCTCCTCCATTATAACAACTGTCTCTCCATTCTGGACACCAGCGGGAATATCGACATGAAGACCTTCTAGATGGGCAGGATGCCCTTTGACTACTTCCGTACATCCAAGAAGTGCCTGCCGTAGACCAATCTGCACGCCGATGAGCAAATCATCTCCTAGCCGCTTGAATCCAGAATCTTCATCGGCGGACTGAAAGACAATATGGACATCTCCCGCCTCACTGTATTCATGCTGGTCCGAACACTCTTTAGAAAATACGATAGTATCACCTGGCTTCATACCAGGTTCAATGGTAACTTCAAGCTTCTTTTCTTGCACCTGAAACTTCTTTCCCTGGCATGTTCCGCATGACCTCGTTGCCTTCTTTCCCTGCCCCTGACATGCCATGCAGGGGCCACGCACGATTCCATGCATTCCCGGCCCCATCATCATAACTGTCTGCTTGGAGCCGCTACCACCGCATTCGCCGCACGTATCATATCCTTCTGAGCCATCACCCTTGCACCCTGTACAGAAGCGATGTCTTTCGAACTTAATAGATACTTTCTTCCCATGATAAAAGTCCATGAGACTGATTGGCATTTCATGGACCTTGGGGGGCGCCTTTCCGCGCCGTTGTCTTTGTCCCTGTCCCTGTCCTTGCCCTTGCCCTTGCCCTTGTCCAAACATCCCGCCAAATAAGTTCGCCATATCGAATGGAAAGGGCATTCCTTGACCGAAGGGGCTTCCTTGGCCAAAGGGCCCCTGTTGCATCTGTCCATCCTCCGAACCAGTCTGATCATAAATCGCCCGCCTCGTATCATCCGATAGAACTTCATGGGCCCTACTAATCTTCTTAAACATCTCTTCACTTCCTCCCTTGTCGGGATGGTGCTTGACAGCCAGCTTTTTGTATGCAGATTTGATTTCATTTACATCTGCTTGCCGACTAACTCCGAGGATATCATACAGGCTCTCGGACATTTCTAGTGGTAGTAAATGCGTATATGTTTAGACCCAACACGAAAAGTGCAGCAAGTCTAAAGAATCAGTCTAAACCATGTCTAAGGATGAGTACCAAATCAAAGTTCAAAACATCACTTATTGAACAAGATGATTGTATTGCGGTTCTCAATCAAGTTGCTGAGGATCCACCCCACCTTTTTCTCTCAGGTGGATACGGATCGGGAAAAACGACCCTGATGAACGAGTTCGTCGCGTTCTATTTTGCCCAGTTCGGAATGAAACCGAGTGACCCCGAGTGGGTTCTCTGGCTTTCTTCTGAACAGGACCGTGGTATTCATTGTGTTCGTCAATCTGTATCAGAGTTCGTCCGGCATACATCTGCCAAGCCCGGCATTTACAGATGGATTATCGTGGATGACGCCGACTCCCTACCGATTATATCACAACAGGCACTCCGGCGCCCGATGGAAACGCATGCGCATACCACGCGATTCATCTTTGTTTCTCGACACAGTACTGACCTCATTCAGCCCCTTAGGTCTCGTTGTCTCCATTTAGAGCTTGAAACGATATCCCCGATTATCCTCGTACACCATTTTTCATCACAGTACCCTGATATTAGTTATAGTAATGCCTCTATTGCTATGTTTATGAGCCTAGCAAAAACACCGACAGAGCTCAAGAATACTACACGCATCTTATGTGCAATAAATGGAGGGGCCAAGAAACAGATTGAGGGGGATGATATTATTTCTCTCTTTGCAGCTCCGTCGTTTTCTCTCTGCCTCGACCTTCTCCGAGCATACATTCGACGCGATGAAGAGAGTATGAAACATATTTTTCTTGATATATGGATGACTGGAATCTCATATGAAGATTTTCTATACGAACTGACCTCCTCGATTCATCAACTGGGAATCATTCCTCCGAAAATAAGTCAGGATATTCACCAACTTATTTTGAAGGGGTGGATTTTATTTGCACAGGGAAAAACACACACGCTTGATGTCATGCGGCTTTTCTTTCATATAGAGTAAGAGTCGCAACGGTAGGGGATGCCGACCAAGACACAAAAAAAACTATTTAGAAAGATACCACCGACCGAGTTTGTTGAGGAAATCCTCCGAGCCTGCGGTTTCCTAGGAATAAAGGATTTACGGTGGTTTCTTAAGGAGGAAATAAATCTAGATACGGTTGAAGAGTGGCTGCCGAATCTAGAGCCGTATTATCTTCCGTGCAAGGTCGAGCGATTTCTCTACCGATTTTCAGCAGATGCATGTGTGACAGTCTTCCGGCATATTTTGCGGCCTCATGGATATGATCTTGTAACGCAAGAACGTCTCTATAAAGATAAGAAGCATACGATGTATCAGATTCAACCTCTCGATGTCTTTCAAGATTTGAGTGGGGGAAACTTAGAAGTTCGATTTGATTAATCTTTACAATAGATAGAAATGCCGGGCTCTTCTAAATTAACAAGAAAAAGTAAACGCCTACATAGACGAGTCACGCGGCGCAAACTCGCTTTACCGTCTATTGCTGAGGTTAATGAATCAGCTGCTTCTAATGCATCTGGTTCTGCTTCTGCATCAGCATCGGCATCTCCAATGGGTATGATACCCGAATATATTGAGTTTCCTTTAAGGCGTAAAAATGCCGACCCTGTAGTAATAATAAAGGGAATAATGAAGCGCACTGGAATCACGATGAAACAGAAACAGAAATATGCGCGGTATGTGATTTCTCAATTTACTCCGCAGCGCCTCGAACGCTTGGAGCGTATACAAAGTATCCGTTCGGGTAAACACAAGCTGCGTTCAGTCCCGGCCAATGTTCAGGAGAGGATGACGCGCGGTAATAATCCGGCCAATATTGTCGACTATGTCCTTGGAAAGCAGGAACTTACGATGGAACAGAAGGAAGCGCTTGTGCAACACGTTCTCAAGCAGTATCCTGCCTCACGGTTAGAGGCGATGGAGAAATAGTGCGGATTATTTTCGGCGGTATAAGTATAAATGCCGATAATCATCACCTCCCGTGCCCAAAAGGAAGCGGCGGCGG